TTTTAGCAGTAATTTGTACAATTCCTCGGCTTTTGATTTCTTTCAAAATTCCTGTGTTATCAACGATGCTATTTATTTTGGTTTTAATAGTCCAAGAATGATGTTCTCCGGATTAAGATTTTATGTTGGAACAGCTTTTGCGACAACAAGTGTAACCTTTGTTTGGGAGTATTATAAGCGCAGTGTAGGTTGGACAGCGTTAAGTGGCGTGACTGATGGAACCTCTGGATTCACTAATACAGGACAAAATGACGTTACCTGGACAATGCCGACGGATTCTTACTATGTTCTGATCAATGGAGTTTATTGTGATTGGATTAGAGTAAGAATAAGCGCCATAAGCGCTCCAACAGAGGGAGGCGCACAAAGCACTCAAATAGTAACCGCTGCAAACGGTGCAGTAACTATTTCTGATCCTGGAAACACAGTGGATGATTTTTGTGAGAAGGCTTATCAAGCGGATGTAGTAGGAGGATGGGGGGTAGTTTCTAAGGCTAATGCAGGATATTACTTTGACTGTCATGTGTTTCTGGGATATTCTTCTGATTCTGATCAAACTAATCTATCCGACTCGGGTAAGCTTTTGGACTGTAATGGGCTTTTCTGGAATGTGTTGGGATCGACAAAGGTTTCAGTTATCACATTGGGAACCTTGGTAAGTGAGGTGAATAAAACTACCTCGGCTGGATGTTTAATAAAATTAAACCGAATCTATTCTTCATATTTCGCTATGGGATCAGGAAACGAGTCGTTCAAATTATATGGTTGTACTATGCAGGGAGGATCTGTGTACACCGTTGGCGTGGCCTATAATTGTCTTTTCCACTCAGCCTTTGTCTCACTCTCGGATTTTGTAAACAATTATGGAGCTAGATATTTTAATGTTTTTCTTGAAAATAGACCAGATTTCATTGCTGCTACATTGGCAGAGAATGCACTTAATGATACTATAGTGGTAAGTGGTTCAACTGTCGGAGTAAGGTGTACCTACCAAATTTTCCTAAGGAATCTAAAGATCCTGGGTGCCACGTATTTTGGGGAAATTGACGCACTTAGCCAACCAGCTGATTTAGTTTTTATCGATCCAGAAAGCAATACTTGGGATCTTCGCTGGAATAGCGCTCCATCGAATAGAGGGGCTTCTATTAGCAGACATTACACGTTTAATTTAACGGTCATCGATGAAGATGGAGATCCGATAGAAGGAGCTATTGTAACGCTTAAGAACATTCTGGGATATGATTCGTTATTTGTCGAAAGTGGAAGAACGGAAACCTCTTTAACTACTACGACTACAGCGAGTTTAACGTTTAGTGATAATGTTTGGTCACAAGGAGACTATTGTAGAGTAGGAAACGAGATAATTTATCTTGGTGGAACCGTGTCGTTTCCCTATGCATATAATATAACCAGAGCACAACTTGGAACCTCCGCAGCGGCTCACAATGATAGACAGGTTCTTAGATTATATCCTTCATTGTCTACGGACTCAAACGGCGAAACAGAGGAAGCTATAGTTGAAAGCATTAATTATCAATGGTTATCGGGAACAAGTCCGGGAGTAACGACGGAATTGACCTTTAATCCTTTTGTATTGGAAGTAAGAAAATCTGGCTATAAAACATATACATCTCTCTTTACTCTTTCTAATAGCTTTGTCGGAATAATTATGCTTAAAACAACCAATGATCTTGTTTCTGAAGATGGTGACTATCTTATTGCCAATGACGAAAATGCTTGTTTGATCTCAGAAACAGGAAAAAATTTTATTGAATTATAATTAATCTGTGTTGGAGAATATTGATGAAATTAACGATCTTAAGGAAATGGAACAACCCCAAAATTGACGTTCAAATAACCAATGAACTAATTTCTGTTTCTATGGAACTTACAGAATTTATTTTGGCCTTAGCATTAGAAGTAGATAAGGTTACCACGATTCTTACCAGAAAAACTTTGGATAGGTGCTTGCAAGAGGCAGCGTCTCGGATTATCTCAGAGATGAAAAATCAAACCACAAAAGTAATATAAGAAGGAGGTATTATGGGAGGATCAAAAAAGAATAACACTATGGAAAACATCAATCAAGGGCGAAGTTCTACTGGTTATACAAAAGGACAGGAAAAGGCCCAGAAGGTGGGAACACAAAAAGGATCAAAGGCCATTGGAGCGATCAAGGCAAAGAACGATGCACTCAAAAGTATTATGGAAGATTAGAGGAGGACAAAGAAAATGGGATATTTTATCAAAGCACTTAGAATTATGGCTATTGTGAGTGAGTGGTCTGTGACTGCCTTGGCGGATGGAAAAGTCACTATCGCCGAGCTGACCCAACTTGGACTTGATCTTTGTCAGGCTCTTGGAGTTAAAACCGAATTTGAGCTTTTGAAGTAGCATTCCTGAAGTGTTTCATTAATGAAAAGGATGAGGAGTTAAAGCATGCTTCTTGATTTTCCAAAAAATCCTAGGGAAAATTTGATTTGGCGTAGGGAAATCCTTACTAGAGCCAAACATGATATTGAATTTAGGATGAAGGTCAAGGAGCTTTTTCATCGAGACATCTTGTTTGCCTTTAACGCTTTCTTTTTTACCTTAGATGTTAGGAAACGACCTTTCCATAATATTCCTTTTTGCACTTGGCCTTACCAAGACGAAGTTATTCTTGGTTTGGCTGAGAGCATTAGGCTTGGTCGAGACGAGGTTTGGGAAAAATCAAGAGATATGGGCGCGAGTTGGATGATCCTGCTTGTCTTTCTTTGGTTCTGGCTTGATTCAAAGGGAGGAGGAGATTTTCTTGTTGGATCTAGAATAGAGGATTATGTGGATAAAAAGGGAGATATGAGAACCCTTATCCAAAAGGCTCGTTATGCTGTTTACAAACTTCCTCCTTGGCTTAGGCCAAAAGGATTTTCGCCTAAGAAACATGATAACCACATGAAATTAGAGAATCCTGAAACCGGATCTACAATCATCGGTGAGAGTAATAATGCCAACTTCTCCACTGGCGGTAGATTTCTCGCGATTCTCTATGATGAGTTTGCTAAGTGGGAGAGTACTGATGAAAGTGCCTGGACAGCTGGTGGTGACGCAAGTCCAAGTAGAATCGCCAATTCGACTCCGTTTGGAGTTGGAGGTCAATATTACAAACTGGTCACAGATGGAAAGACACTTAAAAGAACTCTTCACTGGAGTCTGCATCCCGAAAAAGCTGAAGGTATTTCTTGCCGATGGCCTTCACCTAATGAGGATTCAAAGGAAGTTGCTGGAGAAGGATGGAAACCCCGAGTTGTTTTAACAAGTCCTTGGTATGAGAAAGAGATCCTGCGTAGGTCGAAAAGAGAGATAAGGCAGGAACTTGATATATCTTACGAGGGTTCTGGAAATCCTGTTTTTGATGACGAAATGGGAGAAACAATTCAGTATTTTCTCTCTATTCCTGATAAACCAAAGTTTTTCGGAAGACCCAGATTAACTTCTTTATCTTTGGAAATTGGCCCACCACAGGAAGACCAGGAAAACTTTCTTGTTATTTATGAACCTTTTGAGAAAGGAAGATTCTACGCTATAGGGGTAGATGTTGTTGAGGGATTAGAGAATGGGGACTTCGCTGTAATCTCGGTTTTAGATAGGGCAACAAAAAACATCGCGGGAGTTTATTGGTCCAGAATAGATGAGGTTGGGCTTGCGAGAGTTGTGAAGATTGTTCAAGATTATTATTCGATTTCTCCTAGTCATCACACTGCTCCATGGGTTGGGATTGAGACAAACGGTCCGGGTTTAGCCGCATTTGATTTTGCTGATACTCTTGGAGTAGTTAATCTTTTTATGGCCTATAGATACGAGGTTTCTTCCTCCGGAATTTCCTATAAGAAGGGTTGGAGAACAGATTCGGCTTCAAGGCCAGAACTTGTAGCAGGACTAAAGGAATATTTCCGCTATAGGATTGGGACAATCTATAATCATAGGCTTCTTGGAGAATGTCTCTCCTTTGTTTATAGCAAAACCGGAAAACCTCAGGCGAAATCTGGAACTCATGATGACATGGTTATGAGCTTTGGGATTGCCTACCAAGTGGATATATTGGCTCCAAGACCAGACGAGAAAAGTCTTGTTGAGATAAAAGAGATTCAAGGAAGAAATGATCTTCTTTTTCCTCAAGAAGGATTTTCCAAGATTGATGAACCAAAAACCTTTCATGAGAAATGTTTGTTTCAGGCACTTGAGATGCAAAAGCTTAGGGAAGAGAATAAGGAAGGTTTTGAGCAATTTATGAGGGATATTTATGACTAAGTTAGAGGAAATTAAAGATGATTAAGAAAACATCAAAGGGATTTAAGGTTGTTTCGGAGAAAGGAAAGTCTCTTAGTAAGGACAACCTAACGAAGGCTCAAGCGGTTAAACGCTTGGCTCAGGTCGAATGGTTTAAGCATCACAAGAAGTCCTGAACATTTTCATTAATGAAAAGGGTCTGGAATGGCGAATGAAACTAGTATGGAAGATATAAATAGAGCAATGAACGAATGGTCTCGACGAGAAGGTCAAGAGGGAGCCCAAAAACTCGTGGACCTTCTTTCTGAAAAAGGCCAGGGAATGATAGACTCTGGTTATCTAACAGGAGCTCTTATTGGAGCAGTTTTACAGATTCCAAAGGGCTTTAAGAAATCAATAGATCAACTTTTATATTCTGATATTGATAAAAGATTGGCTGTTGATCCAGAAGGAACTGTGGCGGATGCCATGAACCTTGCAGAACTTGCTCTTGGTGGTGGGATAGGAAGTTCTCTTCTCGATAAAGAGGCAGCAAAAGCTTTGCTTGGGATTAATAAGGCGAGTGCGTTGAGGGAATTTGGGAGAGAAGGAGTTAAGCTTATCAAGAAACAAAGGGTTTTTAGAGAAGTAAGCGGTGAAATGCTTGAACCCTCGGTAGCAGGAAATTGGAAAGAGCAGTTGAAAAGTGTTTTACGATCAATTCACAAAACTCCCCAAAGTGAACTTGATCCAATTAGAGATATTACTCCAGGATTAGGGCCAAAGGAATTTAGGGGATCTTTTTCAAGCAAGACCAATAAAATCAAACTTAATCTTGGAGCAAGTACAGAGAGAGGATTGGGTTCTACTCTTATTCACGAACTTGTTCATGGAAGAACCTATAATCCTAAGGATATTACGGAGAAGTTTCTTGTGGATAGGATTATAAAGGCTTCAGAAGCAAGTAAAACTAAGCTTAAAAATCTTAAAGCAAGTTATGATGCAGGAGAAATAACCGCTGGAGAATTTGCAAAGAGACAAGGAAAATATTATGCTGACGATCCTGCGGAGCTGCTCGCGAAGGCTGTTGAAAGAGATTTGGAGGAAGGAATGGGTTTTGCCCAATCTTATCTGCGAAGATTAGAAGAAATCGCAAATGAACTTTAAGGAGAGAATCATGAGACAGAAAAAGAAAGAACAACTGGTTAAGGAAATTGCGAAGATTGTAACAGAATGTCTTGGAGAAAGAGAGAATCCGGTTATTTCTCTTTTACAAAAAGTTGTTGCCGATCAACAGAAGAAGATCACTGATCTTATGAACCGACTCATGGCAAGAAATTATGAGCAATATAAGACTTATGATTTTCCTGATCTTTCTTCCCAACCAACCGAAGTAAGATTTAATCCAGAGGATTTAATCGGGGAACCTGTTGAGCTTCCGGAGGACTGGAACATTGTTAAAGAATAAAGAAAGTAAGGAGTGGGGGGTTATCAAGGAGCACTTTGATAGTGGTGCAGAGCTTAGACGACCCTTCGACGAGGTTTGGTTAATCACCTTGGCCTTTCTTGGTGGCCGACAATATACCTTTTTCAACCAGACGGCAAGAATTTTACAGCAGGTTGGAATCCCTAAAGGAAGAATTCAGGCTGTAGATAACCGAATTCTGCCAAGGTATAGGAAACAGATCTCAAGGTTGATCCGTAATAGGCCTACGATGAGCGTAGTTCCCAATACAGATGAGCAAGAGGATATTGAAGCCGCTAAGATTGGGGATAAGTTTTTGAAGAGCTTCTGGCGTTCTGCTGGAATGGCAAAGAAAATGAGGCTATTGGCCGGATGGATTTATGCTACGGGAAATGGTTATCTGGACGATAGGTGGAATACGAAGAAGGGTCCAACGCAGGTTAAGGACGGAAATCTTTATTATCTTGGCGATGTTGACTGTGGGGTTTGGTCGCCCTTTGAGATTTTTGTTCCTGCAGTAGGACTTGTTCAACCCTCGCTTCATGATATGCCTTGGTTGATAAAGGCCCGATATAGACCTTTGGGGTATTTCTCTTCTCAATGGGGAAAGCTCGGCGAGCAAGTTATGGCTGAGGATGTTTCTTCTATTTCTCCCTTGGTCTCTGGAGCCCTTCCGCAGAGTGGGAGTGACCTACACTCCAAACTTACGGAAGGTGCTCTGGAGATTCAACTTTATATTCAGCCGAATGACGAATATCCTAAAGGTTGTTATTTGGTTGGAGCAAATGGGGTTGTACTTAATAAGCAAGATTATCCTTTTGATTCTTATAACCTAGAGCATTTTAAGGATATTGAACTTCCTGGTTCCTATCATGGAATGGCCACAAGTCAGGCGGCTATATGGATTCAGAAACTTTGGAACAGAACTCTTAGTGATATTGCTGAGTTTAACCGAACAATGGGAAGGGGAAAGTGGCTCGAACCTGCTGGAGCAAATATGCAACAAGCTCCAGATGATACGATGGGACAGAGAATAACATATAAACCTGTTATGGGTTTAAAACCAGAGCAGGTTACTTTGAAGGGTCTTCCAGCAAGTTATCAGCAAATCTTATCTCTTCTTATGAATTCCTTTATGGACCTATATTATCAACATGAGGTTACTCAGGGAACCAATAAAAGCGATATTCGATCTGGAGATATGGTTCAACTTCTTCTTGACCAAGATGATTTTGGAAATGTTCCTACCCACGCTGTTTTTGAGGAGAGTCTTGAAGCTGTTATGTCGAGAGTTTTGAAGAGAGCTCAAACTGGATATACCGCAGAGAGAATGGTAGCTTTAACGGGGAAGGGGACAGAGTTTGAGGTATTCTCGTTTAAGGGAGCAGATTTAAGAGGCAATTCTGATGTCTTTGTGAAGAAGGAAAGTTCCCTGCCAGATAGCAGGACCGGTCGTCAATCTATGATTATGAATCGGTTTGAAAAGGGATTGTATGGTAATCCTCAAGATCCAGAAATTCGAAGACATGTCATGAATATGCTGGATGATGCAGTAGTGGAGGATATCTACGGAACGGAGAAGAAGGACGAGCAACTGGCTAGGATTGAGAACAAGCAGCTTTTACAGGGAAAACAATTTAACGTGAATATTTATGATAACCACGAGTTGCATATAAAAGAACATGAACTGGTTAGGAAGTCTTATAAGTTCCAACAAATGAAGTTTGCAAAAGATATGAATACAGTTAAGACATTTATGCAATTGGAAATGGTTTTTCTGGCTCATGTTCAACAACATCAACAGATTTTGCAGGCTCAAATAAGACAAAAAATGACTCAAATGGCAATGGCTCAAGGAGGAGTTAGGTGATGGATATAGAGGAGAAAAAGGAATCCTGGGATAGGTTTATTGGTCATCTTATTGAGGCAAAAAGGATTTGGAAAGAGGAATTAGCGCACCTTCCTAGATCTACTTGTGACATGATCTCAGGAAGAGCTGGGAAAATGCTTGGAGTTTATCGACTTATGAGTTTCGAGACGATGTTAGAAAAGTTTGTTTCTTATTGGCGAGGAGCAGGAAACCTCGAATCACTATTAATTAAGTTGGAGGAAAAGCATGAAAAAGTTTTGGTTGATGATTTGTCTGATTCTGATGTGGACAACAGCACAAGCAAATCCCTTTCTGATTTGTGAACCACAAGAGAACACAGATTCTTTCGAACTTGAGATGGACGGAAATCCTGTTCCTGCTGTAGCAGAGGATACAGGAAATGGTCTTGTAAGAATTCATTTTGACTTGGTTGGTATTGCTGAGGGAAGTCATACG